GGACAAATGAGCGTTGGAACAAAGATCTCAACGAATTTGGTGGTGCTACGATTAACAACGAGGGCACTGAATATGGTCCTCAGTATTACTCTCAGCGTGGTGAGAATTGCCCTCCTCGTTATGATAAAAACATGGAAGAGTTTTTCTCTATTGGTGAAGAATACTCTTACATCTTTCGCAATGGTGAGTGGGTAGCATATGATATGCACCAGTTTAGTGATAAGTGGGCACCTGAGATTGTTGATATTCCATCAACACCTCTTGCAGTCTGATCATACAAAAAAACAACAAAGGAGCAAATTTAATGAGCAATTCTTCAACTGTTCTGAATGAACTAACACAAATGAAGAAAGTTTATAAAGATCAGAATTTTACCTTTACAAAAGAGCAACAATCAAAGTATGATGAATTGCTTGAACTTCGTAGGGCATTTATCACATATTGGAAAGAGAATGGAATGGTTTGGGTTGGTCCTAGGGTAGAAAAAAAGAAGGAAGATAACAATAACCCCTGAGGATAAAATGTTTTTTGTATCTGGTAAATCAACTCACAAAAATGTTGCTAATGATGTCTATGAATTTTTCACATCCAAGTATAAAATTGAGAGTGATGTAGAGGTTTTTCATACTGACTTAAGTGATGACAATGCTTATGGATTTACTGAAGAGAATGGTGAAGAACAATTCATTCAAATTCATAACAAACTGAATGAGAAAGATTATATTACAACCTTGCTACATGAGTTGGTTCATGTTGTTCAAAATGAGCAAGGAATTACAAGAGATGATGTAAGGGAAGATCAAGCATATTGCATGGAGAAAGTATTATACAAGGAATGGTGTGCCAGTTGACTTAGTGTCCACTATTTTCCCCATTGGGGTCTAAATCATGTATATTAAGAGAGTCAAAGGGATTTCACCACATGCAACTCACTTCCAAGGATGGCAACATGGTTGTTGACTTCTACCCTGTCAAATTTGCAACAGGTGAGATTCACAATCGTCTGATGCTCAAAGTTGTCACTTTCTGTGGTGCAACTCAGTCTAAGAGTTACATCAACAAGAAAGATTTTCAGAATGAAATTGACTCTCGTATTGAGGGTTATGGTTACAAAGTAACTGATGGATCTATGCTCCCTCAGTTATTCAATTCTGCAATGGCATGTGCCTGCTGATTTTTTATGGACATTATTAAACAAACAATTCAACCTTTCACCACTTTTTGTAAGCAAACTGAACATTTGAAACCAAAAATGACTGCAACTTTGACACAATCCAAACCACAATTCTTGACTGAAGCACTCATTGAAGTGCTCAACAATCAGTGGAAAGTTGATGCCATTGAATCTAATCGTTCTGTCTATCATCAACTTGAGATGGAGATTGGTCGCAAATATATTAAAGTTTGGGAGCAACTTATTCGTGATGGTGTTGAAGATACTACACGCAGTTGCTGGATGTTTGTTGATAAGAATACTGGTGAATGTTACAAACCAGCATCATACAAAGCACCTGCAAAAGGTGTACGCTATCTGATCACTCAGTTGGCAGATAATCCTCACATTTGTGATGCTTATGGTTCTTTTCTTTATCTCAACTGATCATGTATATCCCAAAATCTGACTGGAATCGTGGCACTTACAGGGAGTTAAAGGCAATTCTTAACGAATTGCCTGAGAGATACTTAGATCAAACTGCCACACTTTGTGTTGATGATGAATACATGAGTTTTAGCATAAGTTTTAGTGGAGAAGCACATCAAATTTTAGACGAAGATCATCTATTTTTTGCAGGAAACTAAACAGAAAAAACCAGTTGACAAGGTGGCACAACCCCCCATTGCTAAATCCCTGATTCTGTGCAATGATACCATCATGAACAAAACAACTGACATGATTCCAACTGAACAGCAAGCAAAGTGGGATGACATCATGGGTCAAATGTGTGTCTTCGTTAATGACACAAACGCTGACATAGATATGGCATATGATTGGGTATGTGAGATGCTCAACATTTCCTCCTTTGTTGATAATGAAACTGCATGGAATTCTTTCTATGATGTATGGGAATCCTGCGACAATCGCAAGGATCGTCCTTTCTTTCATGAGTACAACTTCGCCTGATTTTATTATCATGAACACTAAAGTCGCTAAGCATCTCTCAATTCCAGAGAATCGCATCAACTATTCTTTTTACTTTCTTGACAACTTTGGTTATGAATTTGTTGACTATAAAAAGTGTTATGATGCGATAGCAAAATGGTCTGACAATCTTGACACTTCTGAATCACACTATTGATGCAAACAACAGCAGCAACATATCAGATTCAGGTAACAACAGATGAGGGACATTTATCCTT